TATTAATATAAGAATAATTTAATAATTAAACAAATAATTAATCTAATATGTCATTACAAGCGGAGAAAATCCATTCGAACTATGAGAAGCATCTTAAAATCATAGATCATTACATTACTAAACGTAAAGATAAGTGTAAGAAACTTATTGAACACTTGGGCGAAGCCTATATTATGGCTCCTGCTAGTGGTAAATCTTGGCATCATAATGCATTTCCAGGAGGTTATATAGATCACGTTAATAGAGTAGTTGAATTTGCTATAAAACAAAAGAAACTATTTGAAGAGATGGGAGGTACTATAGACTTCACAGACGAGGAATTAGTATTTGCTGCTATATTTCATGATTTAGGTAAAATAGGTGACGGAGATACTCATAACTATATTATCCAGACCGATGAATGGCGTAAAAATAAATTATTTGAAAACTATACCTATAATCCAGACTTAGATTTTATGCTCATACCGGATAGATCATTATTTATTTTACAAAAGTTCGGTATAGAAGTATCCCAGAATGAATTTTTAGGTATTAGACTGCACGATGGAGTATTCGACAAAGCTAACGAAGCTTATTTCTTTAGTCACGTACCGACATCTAGAATGAAAACTAATATAGTGTATATACTTCATTCAGCAGACTTTTTAGCTTCTAAAGTTGAATTCGATAAATGGAGAAAAGACGGAGGAAGCCTAGTTCCTAAAGAAACTAAACCTAAATATAAACAAAAAAAGCAGTTTAAATCCTCTAAAGGACTAAATAACATGCTTAAAAACTTATAATATGGAAATTTTTTATATAATTATTGGTATTTTAGTTGCCTTTTCGGGAACTTTAGTGTATATTATTAGAAACTTACTTATAAAAGTAGAGAAATTTGAAGACGTTACACAAGATCAAGCACAATATCTTCAAAATATATCGAATACTATAGGTGAGTCTCAAAAACACTTACAGAATCTCGACGAAAAAGGGGTCTTTCAATCAGATGATGAAGTTGGTGAATTTTTTAACCAAATGAAAGCAGTACAGGACGAATTGAACAGATACATGCTCCCTGAAAACTATGGCAAGGAAGAGATCGAAAGCTAACTATTTTACTAAAGAAACAGAAGAATATATAGTTAAGTTTAACACCTCGGAGGATCACGAGTATAAACAAAAGATCTTTACAGAACACATCTACTACCCTTTTTACAAGCTAGCGGAGAATATTATACATACGTTTAAATTCTATTATACAGATGTTGATAAAATAGAAGACCTTAAACATGAGATAGTCTCCATACTCTACGAAGAGAAAATAATGAAGTTTGATCCTACTAATGGGGCTAAAGCATACTCATACTTTGGAACTATAGTAAAAAGATGGTTAATTAATTATAATAATAAGAACTACAAAAAGTTAAAACAGATTGGATCTTTTGCTGATATGGAAGATTCCTATACCCAGGACTATAAGGTTAATCATATGTTTGCTAAAAACCTAAGTGATTTTATAGACGAATGGGTAGATAATACATACGAAATTTTAGAGGACCTTATACCCAAGGAACAAGATAGAAAGATAGCAGATGCAGTACTAACTATTTTTAAAACTAGACACGATTTAGATATATTCAAAAAGAAAGCTCTCTATATCTACATAAGAGAGATGACAGATTGTGAAACCCCTAATTTAACTAGAGTGATTAATGTGTTAAAAGCTGACTTTAGAGTAAAGTATCAAAAAGCATATGAAATAGGTCTTTTGCACAATAATCTAGAATAGTCTATTTATAATAAAAAGAGTATGGCCCTAGATAAAGAAATATTTAAAGGAAAAACACTATCTGATTTATTTAGTGAAATTTATACTAACTCTAAAAATACACAATCTCAAGTTAAAGGACTTATAGGTGAGTTAAAACCTCTAATTGAAAACGTTGGAGATGCAACGCTTTTAGTTCCTATGATTAAAGAATATATGGAGATAGGAGTAAAGAATGACGAGCACTTAATAAAACTAGCTCAGGTTGTTCAAAGATTAGAAGCAATTCAATCTAGAGGAGGAGAAGGAGAGTTTGATTTATCCGAACTACAGGACTTGCTACTAGAACAAGAAGAAGTTAAAGAAGAGGTAAAAAAGATAGAAGAAGGTAGCACAGAAGAAGAAGAAGAGTAATGGCTTATAGTACAAATTTATTTAAGAGTAGCCACAGTCTACAGGAAGAACCTGTATTAGAAGGTTTTGAATTAGGTAGAGTAACTCATGTAATTTTAAAAGAGAATGATAAAGAGCTTAAAAAATACGGTACTAACGCCGGTATAGGAGCTATTAAGTATATGCCTTTGGGCTCTAGTTTAGATCCTGAAAAAATTGAAACACACCCTGAAGCATTTCCAAGAGATAATGCATTAAGAACTTATCCTTTAAAAAACGAAATAGTACTTTTAAGCAAGGGACCTAGCAGTAGCTTAGGTTATGAAGGATCAGATAGAGATAGATTAGACTACTATACTAACACACTATCGGTTTGGAATAACGCTCATTCTAATCCATTAGTAAAAGACTCCCCTGTAGATTTAGGAGAAGGAATCACAGAGCAATCTATAGCCTCGATACATCCATTTCCAGGAGATACTATTCTAAGAGGTAGGTTGGGACAGAATATGAGGATAGGAGGAGAAGATCACCCTAAAAATAAAATTACTGATAGTTCTAATGCAGGTAAACCCTACATGCTTCTTTCAAATATAAAATATGAAGGAGAAGAACCTTTTATAGTTGAAGATATAAACAGAGACTATTCTTCATTTTATTTAACCTCTGATCATAAGATTAACTTAGAACAAGCTAGAAGTAAGTATGAAGCTACTAATACTAAACCTATTAAAAGCGATAAATATAAAGGTAGTCAAGCTATACTGAATGCTGATAGGATATTTATAAATTCAAAAAAAGACGATATACAACTAAATTCAAAAACAGCTTTTGGAGTTAGTAGTGAGTTTATACATTTTGATGGAACTAAGAATATAGGATTAGATGCAGAAAAGATATGGTTAGGTAAAGGAGCAAGAAAGTTTGAATCTCAACCTGTAATTTTAGGAGACAGCTTAGAGGTACTCCTCAATGATCTTTTTAGTTTATTAGGTAGGTTAGGAAGAAGATTAGGGAAGGCTAAGACGGTAGATAAAAAGCCTATTCCTGCTTTAAATACAATTGGACCTGTTGTTACGAAAGCATCAAGGAAATATAAAAAGAGAATTAACCCTAAAGGTAAATCATCGTTAAAATCTAAAAAAGTATTTGTTGAATAATGCCACATTCATTAATAAGAGACTATAAAAGTAACCTATCAGGAATAGTAGGTAATGCACTAGGAAGAGTGCAGTCGTTTGTATATGATTATGCTGACGATAAAATATTAGAACTTGAAGATAAGTTTAGAAATGAATGTCCTCCCCCTGCAGTACTACAAACAATGATTCGTACTATTAATAATCTTAATAATGTAATAAATAAGTATGAAAGTAAAACAGCTAAGTATAGTAGATTACCGCGTAAACTTGATAAGCCAATTAAAGTAGGTAAAAGAGGAGTAGACCTACTAACCCACCTATTGAAGATACCTACAACCTTAGGTATACCACCAGGGCCAGCAGGAGGTGTTATTTTTTCAACTCCTACAGGTGTAGTTACATCATTGTCTAATATACTTGTATGGTTAAGAAAAATGATAGAGACTTTAGAAGACGATAAAGATGCTATAAAAGATATAATTTCAGAAACTAATGATTTTTTCGACCCTATAAAAGAAAGAGTAGAAAATATAAGAACATTAATTGACAGGTGTTTAGAAGACCCTGATTTGACTAATGATGAAAGAGATAAGATATTAGAAGGTGCCATAGTTGAGCCTTCACTAAGTACAGAAGATTACTTGGGCGCTAACGGGAAAGCATATGCTCTAGAAATAGTAGTAGACCCTAACTCCCCATCGGTAGCTCCAAGACGTCAAGCTATAGCTAAAGATTTTAGAGGTATAGTGATTCTCAGAGGACCTTTTTCCTTTGCAAGTAACCCTCAAGTACTTTTAGATCAATTAAAATTAAGAATTGATAATCAACTTCCATAACTTAACTATTTATTAATATGAAAGCTAATGAACTTAGAAAACTTATTAGAGAAGAAGTAAGAGCAGCTGTTAAGGAAGAGTTACAGGATATGTTAACTGAAGCAGTAAAAGCTGCTAGTGCTCCTGATATAAACAACTCTAAAAATAACTACAGAGAGGTTAAACAAAAAGATTTGAAAAGAACCTGGTCTGTAGGTAAAATGAATCCTGGTACAGTGCCTTTAGAAGAGATGTTAAATCAAACTAGAGCAAGTATGTCTGGAGAAGACTATAAAAACGTTGTCCATGGAACATCAGGTATGGTTAAAAAACCTAATTTTGCTTCTAATATAGCTACCGATATGGGATTAACTGAAAATTCAGGACCCGTAACCGGTATAGATATCTCTAAACTAGACTTTGTTAAAAATGCAAAAGCAGTTTTAGATAAGTCATACGAAAAGGATAGAAATAAAACTAGATAATGGCACTAGACGTTAAAAAGATAAATCCATTAGATAATCAGCCTAGAAAAGCAGTCGGGGTGGATCTGCCTTTTTCAGGTAGAGCTGTCTTTAATCAAACTTTTACGACTAAAGACGCTATAAGGGCTAATTTAATAAACTACTTTTTAACAGGTAAGAATGAAAGATTTTTTAACCCTGGTTTCGGAGCAGGACTAAGAAGCTTGCTATTTAATAATATAACGGAAGCTGGAATAGACAGTATTAGATTGCAAATATTAGACGATTTAGAATTATTCTTTCCAAGAGTAGAAGTTACTAACTTGAGCTTGATACCGGATGCCGATCGTAATACTATTGTTTTTAGTATGAGGTACGCTATAAAAGATTCCAATATAGAAGATGAAGTAATAATAAATTTCGATAACTAATGGCTGAAGAAAGAATAATAAAATATATAAATAAAAACTTTGACGACTTTCGGTCTCAGTTGATAGAACATGCTAAAAATTATTTTCCTGATACGTTTAATGATTTTTCAGCTACATCCCCAGGCATGATGTTTATTGAAATGGCATCATACGTTGGTGATGTACTTTCATTTTATCAAGATACTCAATTACAAGAGACTTTTTTGAATTATGCTAAAGACCCTAAAAATTTATTTAACTTAGCATACATGATGGGTTACTCTCCGAAAGTAACAGGAGTTTCAGAAGTAGAATTAACCATAAGTCAAACTGTAGTAGCAGATGGATCATATAATCCTACATGGGCTAATGCAGCTTTTATACCTGCTAAATCTGTAGTAAGATCAACTGATTCATCTCAAACTAGATTTATTATAGAAAACCCAGTAGACTTTCAGTTTAGTAGCTCATTCGACCCTACAGAGGTAAGAATAGAAACTTTAGATGGTAGCAATAACCCTGCTACATTTGTATTAACTAAGAAAGCAAAAGCATTTTCTGGTACTATAGAAACAACCTCATTTACAGTTAATTCAACGGAAAAATTTAAGACTCTCACATTATCTGATGATAACATTGTTGGTGTATTAGAAGTAACAGGAAGTACCACAGGAGACAGTTATTTCGAAGTACCTTTCTTAGGTCAAGATACTATTTTTGTTGACTCAACTAATAGTAGCTCTGATTCTAATCAAGTACCTTATGTACTATCTCTACAAAAAGTACCTAAAAGATTTGTAAGTAGATTTAAGTCTAATGGAGACTTAGAACTACAATTTGGAGCTGGAACTACATCTAGTGATGATTCAGTAATATTACCTGATCCTACTAATGTAGGAAGCGGTACTAACCAAGGAATCAAAAGACTAGACTACGCTTACGATCCCTCCAACTTCTTATTTAGTAAAGCTTACGGTGTAGCATTAAGCGAAAACGTAACTGTTAAGTATATCAAAGGAGGAGGTATATCTTCTAACGTACCTGCCAATACTATTACTAATAAGATTGAAGTTACACCTACTAGAGGTAGTTTAGCATCATTAACCTTTACAAACAGTAAACCAGCCGCAGGCGGTAGAGATGGAGATACTGTTGAAGAGTTGAGAGAAAACGCTATAAGGTCGTTTAGTGAGCAAGGAAGAGCTGTAACTTTGCAAGATTATACTGTTAGAGCATTATCTTTACCAAGCAAGTTTGGAAGTATAGCAAAAGTATTTGCTACTCAAGATCAGTTAACTAATACTAATACTACTGACTCAATAGTAGACAATAATCCTTTAGCTCTATCACTTTACGTACTCGCATATGATAATAATAAAAATTTAAAAGTAGCTACTCAAACTTTAAAAACTAACCTTAAAACTTATTTGAGTGAGTTTATGATGCTTTCTGATAGCATAAACATAAAAGATGCTTTTATAGTAAATATAGCTTTAGAATATGATATAATTGTAAGACCTAATTATGCAGGTAGAGACGTTCTTTTTAACTGTAATTTAGCTTTACAGGACTTCTTTAAAATAGAGAAAAGAAATATTAATCAACCTATAAATTTAGCTGAACTGTTTACTTTATTAGACAAGGTAAAAGGAGTACAGACGGTACAAGATATAAAAGTTCAAAACTTAAACGGTGGAAATTATTCGCAATTTGGGTACGATATAAAAGGAGCTACTAGAAACAATGTAGTATATCCTTCATTTGATCCATGTATATTTGAAATAAAATTTCCTAAAACAGATATTAAAGGAAGAGTAATAACTAATTAAAATGGCAGTATATAAAATTTTCCCAGATCAAGACGCTTTTCTAGCATCCGAAAAACCTAAAAATAATACAGGTTTTGATGAAATATTAGAAATATCAAGTTACCCTACAGGTTCGGTCGGTCAATCATCTAGAGCCTTAGTAAGATTTAAAACCTCTGAAATTACAGACGTAGTAAATAATACTATAGCAGCAGGTAACTGGAAGTCTAATTTAGAATTAAATTTAGCATCTGCATTAGAGAATCCTACTACTCAATCTGTATTTTGCTACCCTATATTTCAATCATGGGATGGAGGTACAGGAAAGTATGGAGATAATATTACTTCAGCTTCAACTGATAAAACTGGTTGCTCTTGGACATTTAGACAAGCTGAAGAAACAAACGCTTGGTTGACAGGTAGTTTCCCGGCTTTCGTAACAGCTTCTTTTCCTTCTACTATAAAAGGAGGAGGTACATGGTATACAGGATCTACTGGTGGAGTAAATTTAGAAGCAACTCAATCATACGGATATAATGCTGACTTTGATTTAGATCTAGACGTTACTAATGCTGTGAAACTTCACTACTCTGGTACTATAGACAACAACGGGTTTATAGTTAAACTCCAAGATAGTTTAGAATTTGCTATGTCATCTTCTATAAGGAATAGATACTTTAGCTCAAATACTAATACTATCTATCCTCCAGCATTATGCTTTAAATGGGATGATAGTTCTTATGATCACGGAACTTTAGGAGTATTATCTTCTTCAAATGCAGTTATTAATATTACTAATAATAAAGGAGAGTATACAGATGAAGGAAAAACTAGATTTAGATTATTAGCTAGACCAACAAATCCAGTAAGAACTTTTACTACCGGTTCTATTTTTAAAGTTAATCATGCTTTACCTTCTGCTTCTTTTTATGCTATTCAAGACGCTTATACAGAAGAATTAGAAATTCCGTTTGATACAAATTATACTAAAATAAGTTGTGATTCATCAGGGCCTTACTTTGATATTTACATGAATGGATTACAACCAGAAAGATATTACAGAGTGATTATAAAAAGCGACTTAGACGGTACAACTTCTGTAATTGATAATGAAAATATATTCAAAGTAGTTAGAAATGGATAAAAAAATAAGACTTTCTAAAACAGTACTTAATAAAGATCAATTTGATAAATCTATTGATTCTTCGTTTAAAACTTTCGTTAAAGAAGAAGAAGTTGTAGATCAAGATACGGTACAGGAGTTTTTTAGATTATACGAAAAACTTTATTACGAGATACCAATACAAGGAGAAGACAATTCTCATGAATTTTTAATAAAAGAAAGCTCTAAGCTAGCTACTGTAGAAAAGGATAATGAAGAGATTGATCCGTTATTAGACGAAATAACCGAACTACAAGAAAGAGTACTGCAGCTAAATCAAGAATTAATCGCACAAGAATTAGAAGAGACAAACAATGCCAACGATCAACTATAGAGTAAATCTTATAGACCCTGAAGGACTAGAAAAATACTCAGCTTCTGACTTAGAAGTTGTAGAGTCATTTTCTATTAATAGTTCTTTTGAAGCTTTTCAAAATAAAATAGAATATCATATCTTCTCCTCAGACGGGACTATACTTGAATCCGATTACAATTACGGTAATCAAAAATATCTATCAGGTACTCAAGCAGGTAAGATAAACGAAATAAGCATAGACCCGGTAAGTGATATAAAAAAATATGGCTACTCTAACGGTGATGTAAAGGTAGTTTATAACTTTTTAGATAACTTATATACTGAGGATAAAAAAGTAGTAAGATTTTTTATAGAAGAAATATCTGAAGATAGAACTGAAATAAGGTTATTAACTAATGAACTTAAAGATGAATTACTAGCTAGTGCTACTGATAGTATTAAAGAAGATATTTTATCTACCTCTTACTTAAACGATTTTAGAG